AGCTATCTTCAATCAAGCTCGATCCATCAGTGAATGAGTTTACCATTAAAGGATTCAAGGCCACCATTGGTGAGAAATATGCCATTGACCTGGAAGATGATGGCAATGTGTATGTAAAGGACCGTAAGAGTGGTGAGAGATTGAAATCAAAGGAGAAAGCAGGCTCATTCTTGAATCTATCTGATGTGCTATTGCAAGAGGCCACAGCAGCCGGGATTGTTATGAAGAACCCAACAGCAGGTCAAAGAGTGGCCAGACCTGGCAGCCCTGTGATCCCACAGCTTGAGCCGCAAACCGATAAAAAGATCAGAGGTATTAATCCAAGATTCTTTAGCAAATGACAATCAGGCAAGCATTTAAAATCCTCAAGCAGCACTCTGAATGGAGGACTGGAAAGAGTGGAGAACAGGTGCCTGCCAATGATTTAACCAGGGCACTTGAAATTATCTTGGTATATTTGGATAATAAAATAAATAATAGCCATGCCAATTTATGAAGGGTACAATGTAACGGCCTCTGATCGGGAGGGCAAGAAGTACAAGGCCACTGATGATGATGGCAATGAGATACACTTTGGAGCTTCTGGCTACCGTATAAATCCAGGCACCGATGCAGGCAATTCTTATTGTGCCAGAAGTGCAGGGATCCCTTCACCAAGGGGCTCTGCCAATTGGTGGGCTCGCCAATTGTGGAGCTGTGAGGGCAGGCGGTCCGTAAGTGATAAACCTTTTTTTGGAAAAATTGACCTTCCTTAATATCTTTGTGCAGTGTTTAGTCATTGCTTTTTGTGTTAAAAAGGCCTGCTTAATTGCAGGCTTTTTTTATTACCTTTGACCCGTTTCGATTTATAGTTTAGGATTAGGGCTTGCAGTGATGCAGGCCCTTGCTTTTTAAATTAATTTATTTATTACCTTTGTAACTCTGTGATGACGTAGTGAGCACACACTGATATGTGCAATGTAGGCAGAACCGTTGAGCCTAATAATTAACGGCAATCAATTTACATTTTAACTATGTCAATTTCACGTATTCTTTCAGAATGCCCTAATGTTCAGATGTCCTTATCTGAGCTCTTCATTGAAGTGGGCCAAAGAGAGCAACTCCCATTCTTGGAGTTTTTGCTTTCACCAGAAAATTCAAAACTTATCCGCACTGAGGTTAGTCCTGGAGGCGGTAAATTAAAAACCGTTCAAGCTCGTTGGATTCAGCGTTTACCTGAAACAGAAGTTGAAGAGGGTGGAGACATCCTTACTTGTACTTCTACCAACACCTATGGTGACAGCACTACCACATACACTGTGGACACAACTGACACCTACACTGCATCACAATTGATTAATGCTGCTGATATCGCACGTCACTGCCAGGAGAACAGCCGTTACGTTCTTGAGTCAGTTATGAGATTAATGGATGTGATTGACCGTAAGGTTGCCTCTGCTGCTGCTACTCAAGCCGTTGCTGAGACTGGTTCATGGGGTGCTGATGTGGAGGACTTCTACACTGTATCAAGTGACTGTTTGCAGATTGCCACCATGAATGGTGAGACTGAGCCAAATCCTTTTGCAATTGCTGATATTCAGCAGGCAACTCGCATGGCTAATTATCCAGGTGCACCTGTTGCATTTGGTGGAGCTGCAATGCAGCGTTATGCCAATGCAATGGCTGCAGGCTGCTGCTCACAGTACGGCCTTGACCTTCTTGCAATCACTCAGCAAAATGGCTTTGGGTTTGCTTATGATGCACGTTTAGCCGCTGCACAAGGGTCGCAAACCAAGGCTTTGGTGACCACAGCAGGAGCAATCCAGTGGCTATCATTTAACCTTGCCGATTGGAACACAGGCATCACTCCTGTGGCCGGATCAAACTACTCTAAAACATTGGTGTTTACACCTGCAGGAGTACCAGTTGATTTGACCATGAAGGATGACTGTGGTAACTTGTCAATCGTTCTTACCACCACTGGCAAGATTGTGACTTTACCAACTGACATCTATGAGGCTGCTGATAAGTTCGCAGGTGTGAACTATGTGAACTGTGTGGCTATTGTTAATCCTTAAATGGGTGGGTTTGATTACCAATTAAAAGGGGAGCCATGTGCTCCCTTTTTTATTTATCTTTGTAAAAAACAGCAACATGTGCATTGAATCTTTACTTGGATTAAGAGGCTGTGGCACAGCCGAACCATCCACAGGATTATATATAGATGACCTTGGAATTAACACTACATTCTTGGGCCAGTTAATCACTGATCAATACGATCAGGGCCTTGAATTATTTGAGGCAAAAAGGGAGTTTGCTTGGCGTAAGCTGTCATCTGATGTGCTGACCAGACTCAGCCCAATGATGAAATCAGATACAGTGATTGAGGGCAAGAGAGTGGGGATGGTGCTGACTAATTATTCCAATGTACAGACCGCACTTGGTGCTGGCAATTATGGAGGCATCAGATTAAAGATTGATCCGAACAATTTAGCCTACCTTAATTTTTACTTAGCAGATATCAATCTGGCCATTGCCTCCACAAATACCAATGTGCCAGTGCTGATCTTCGATATGACCACAGGCAAGCTGATTGACACCATCACTTATTCAACTGGTGGCCTTGATCAGTACCTTGGTAAAACATTTGCCTCTGCCAGGCGTAAGCTTGACATTGCCATTGTGTATGAGATGAGCATGAATGCGCCTAAGTTTATCACAAAGAAGGGATCATGCTTGAGCTGTGGCGGTGGTATCAGAGAGTCACACATCTGCCCATTCGTTGATGCTGTTGGAATTGAACTTACCACCGATGGCACCAATGTGATTACATCTGCCAACTCTAAATACACTGCAGGGATGAGTGTAAACTACAATGTTAATTGTGATCGGCAAGGATGGCTGTGCTCAATCGGTGGGCTGATGGCCTTGCCATTGGCCTATGCTACTGCTGTGGAGATATACAACTATGCACTGACAGTTAGCCCGAATCAAAGAGTAAACACTGCTGTGGTGGTGAATAGGGGCAGCAAACCTTTTGCCACAGCCGATGCCTTTGAAGGGATAGTGGCAGCCAGAGATATTGCAGCAACAAGATATGGTGAGGAGCTTGGAGCCATGCTGCAAAACATGAGGCTGCCAGATGATGCTCACTGTTGGGACTGCCGCAAGAATATTAAATATGTAACAGCTTTACCATAATGGCTGCAAGTCCGGATGATGTAAAGAAAAATCTTGACATCCTTTTGGAGGGATGGGCTTCTAAATTTACTCCCCTGTATGGGCCAGTGAGGGAGCTCAAGCGGATCATGTTTAAAAGGATATTTGGAACAGGGTCAAAGGGTGGCACCAATACAGCAGGCAGTAAGCTGCCCACTGAGCCATACAGCACCAAGCCAATTTATGTGAGTCCAAGATCTTTGGCCAATGCTCCATCTAAGTATAAGATTGGAAAAAGAGGCGAGCCGATTGAGTCACTTTATTTTCCGGGTGGATATGCAGAACTTAAATCAGGCACATCACGCAAGCTCCCTCTTGAATTAACAGGCAGGTTAAAAGGTGGATTCCTAAATGAAGAGGTGATCACTGAGGGACTGACTGCTGCCATAGCCCTGCCAGAATCAGAGCAGAAAAAAAAAGAGGGGCTTGAAAGAAAGTACGGCCCAATATTTCTTCCCACCAAAGAGGAACAGGATGAGATGCTGCAGGATCATGCACAGCAGATTGTTGAACAGATTATAAACGCAATGAAAAAAGGATGAATCTATTATCTACCATACTGGACAGGCTCAATCAAAGGATTGAAGCAGGCAACATCTTTGATCAGATTTATGGACTGAGTGAACTTGTGGGCGAGGGTAACGACAGAGCATGGGCTCACTACATTGGCAATGGTCAGGCCATCCCTGTAACTAACTTTGATGCCAAGCAGGGCACATTGTTCTGGGCCAAGCGTGGCAAGATCACAGTGGCCAAGAATGAATCATTGCGGCTTGCCGGTTGCAAGTCAATCTATGAGACCAGATTTAGCATGACAGCCTATGCCATGGTGAGAAAGAGCCATCTCCCATGCGACTCTGCTGACGCTCAAGATTGGATTGCTTCAAGGGTGCTGAGGTTGATATCTGGCACCGATCCACAATTTAAGACTGCCATTGGTGTGGTGGCCTATGAGGTGGTGCCAAGTGGGTACGTGAATGAGATCAGGTATTTACCTGTCAATTATGAATGGGCTGCTGTGGCCATTGATGTTGATGTAAATGTGAGCACCACATCAGAAGATGGCTGCTATGATACCTGTGCCACTGGTGACATTCCATTGCCGGATTTTGAGCCTTGCACACCATGCCTCACTGAGGTCGCTGTGGATGGGGTGACCATCACAGGTAACGGTACAGAGGCAGATCCATTGACAGCCATTGGAGGTGGAGGCGGCACACCACTGACAGTGAAAGAAGAGGGCACCAATGTGAGCACCAATACCACCACATTGAACTTTACAGGGGCCGGGGTGACAGCCTCACTTACTTCGCCCGGTGTGGTGGAAGTTAATGTCCCCGGTGGTGGTGGAGGTGGTGGTGTGACATCAGTGACCGGCACAGCACCAATTGCTTCAAGTGGTGGTGCTACTCCTGATATCTCAATAAGTCAGGCTGATGGCAGTACAGATGGATATCTTAGCTCGGCTGATTGGAACACCTTTGATGGAAAGTTCGATACACCAACAGGGACAAGCGCAGACTATCTCGATGGCACCGGAGCACCTCAGCCATTCCCAACACTCACAAATGGCACGGTTACATCGGTTGCGGCAACAGTACCAAATCCGACAAATCCTGCATTCAGCGTTGCAGTACCTAACCCAAACACTACGCCAAGCATTGACATAACGGCAAACGGACTTGTGAGCCAGTACGTTCGAGGTGATGGTTCTTTGGCAAACTTCCCTTTGGGCGGTGGCGGTGGCGCATCGGTTAACTATTACCTCAACGGCTCAATAAGTCAAGGAACGATTGGAGGCAATGCTTACTTTCAAATGAGCCGAGTGCCGATTCTCGGAGCTGGCACGAACTTCACACGCACGAACGCGCAAGGCAATGGCTACATTGCGCAATTCATAACCGATGCAGGTGACCCAAACCTTTTGGCAATTCCTTCGGGCAATTGGAACTTTGAAACCTATTTTAACGCATCGAGTGGCGGTGGCAATCCGAGTTTTTACATTGAGCTGTATAAGTACGATGGTGCGACATTTACGCTTATCTCAACAGGGGCAACAAATCCCGAAGCCATTACAGGCGGCACAGTAGTCGATTTGTATGTAAGTGCGCTTGCAGTACCTTCGACTGTATTGGCTGCAACTGATAGGCTCGCAATACGCATTTTCGTAACTACATCGGGGCGAACAATTACCCTGCATACTGAGGACAATAACCTTTGCCAAATTATTACGACCTTCACCACAGGGCTAAACGCATTGAACGGCTTGACCGCACAAGTGCAAAACTTCGCAACGGGTACAAGTGGAACGGATTTCGGGATTACATCGGCAACTGATACCCACACATTCAACCTACCAACTGCAAGCGCAAGCAACAGAGGTGCATTAAGCTCGACCGATTGGACTACATTCAACAGCAAGTTTAACACGCCAAGCGGCACGACTTCGCAATATTTGAGGGGCGATGGCTCACTAAATACTTTCCCGACCATACCGGCTCAATTCAATCCATCAGCAGGGACAGGAATCAGTATAAGTGGCAGCTATCCAAACCAAACCTTTACCAATACGGCACCGGATCAAACAGTGTCATTAACAGCAGGCACCGGCATTGCAGTGAGTGGTACTTATCCAAGCTTCACCATTGCCAATACAAGTTCGGGGCCTGTTATTTATAAGAGCACCACTGATGGCACAGGCATTACAGGTGTGGCAGGTGAGCAGATCACAGCAAGCCAATTGATCCCTGCCAATACCTTTGCAGTGGGTGATATTATAAGGGTCACATGGAGGGTCACTAAAACAGGCACAGCCTCATCTTTAACTTGTAAGCTGTATGCTAACTCATCTGTTTCTTTATCGGGTGCTACTCAGTTAGGTATTATCACACCAGGCTTTACCAACTCAAACAGCAATGCCTTCCAGAGACACTTGGCAATTAAGGCTTCCAATAATACTCAAGTCACTGCTCCTGCAGGTAACACCTTCACAGACTTTAATACATTGACATCATTCACCGCTGCCAATATTGACTGGACTGTAAACCAATATTTAATATTCATGGTTCAGCTTAGTTCAGCTTCGGCGGATGTAGCCCGCACTTCATTTTACCTAATCGAAAAAATATGACAAACATTAACATTACAGCGGAGGTTGCTGTCTTTTATAGCACCGTTTCGAATGGTGAAATAACAGCAGAATTATACGATCCAAAGTGGACAAAGAATGATGACAACTCTTTTGCCCTAAATACGGATCAAGGTATTTACTGTATCACCATTGCAGACTATTCATTTAATGGCACAACTTATTCAAGTGTGGATGATGCCATTACCTATCTCAATTCTTTGTAAATTTGTAAAAATCAAATATCATGGCAGGCGTAAAAGTAACTGACTTAACAGCATTAGCATCAGCAGCATCAGATGATGTGATGTACATCGTGGACAGCTCATCGAACCAATCCAAAAAGATTGAGGTGCAAAATATATTTACAGGCCTGCCACAGTTCGAGAGTGGCAGCTTCACACCTACTGTCTCAGATGAGACAGATATTATTGTGACACCATTGGCTGCATATTACCAAAGAGTGAATGATGTGGTGAATTGCTCTTATTATTTAGAGGCACAGCTCGACACTGGTGAAACAACAGGATCATTCAATTTATCACTACCTGTTGCATCTGACTTTGCCAATGCAAAAGATTTATTTGGGATTGTATCACACAATGCTGATCCTACTGAGTTAGTGTCTTGGGATCTTAGTGCCGATACGGTAAACAATAAGTGCTCGGTTAATTTAGAGAGCACATCAACTGCATACGGATACCAATACATTTATATCGTAGCACAATACTTGGTAATATAATGAGATCCACATCCAAGTCAGGACTTGATATCATAAAGAAGCATGAAGGGCTAAGGCTTAATGCCTACCTCTGCCCTGCTTCTGTGGTAACAATTGGCTACGGGAACACCCGATATCCTGATGGGAGCAAGGTAAAGATGGGAGACAAATTGGACAATGAGCAAGAGGCCACATCACTTTTATTGGCTGCCATGAAATCCTTTGAGGATGCGGTAAACAGGCATCTGCCCAATATTAATCAGTGTCAGTTTGATGCCTTAGTATCATTCTGCTACAATGTAGGCACAGGGGCCTTTATTAAATCGACACTTTTAAAAAAGGCCAAGGCCAATCCTGCTGATCCATCCATTGTGGATGAGTTTAATAAGTGGGTGAGAGGTGGTGGCAAGGTCCTGCCTGGACTTGTGACCAGGAGAAGAGAAGAGGCCAAGCTCTACTTCTCACTTTGTAAATAATTGCCATTATTTATATTAACATGGTCATTCAATTTGCGTAAATTGGAACATGACCAGGCGAACTAATAAAGGCAGGAGAATTTATAATATTATCTTGAAGCATTGGAAGGCTACTGTTGGCAGCTTAGTGATACTGGCATCTGTATTCTTGCTAATACTAAAGAAGATTGAAGTGGAAACTTTGGCTGCTATTGTGGGGGCTTTATTGGCAGCAGGCTATTTACCTAAAGCAAAAGACAATGACACCATCTGACACCATACATTGCACCAATCCCGGACACTGCAAGAACCATCCACTGCCACCAATTGCTGATATGCCAATTATTGCCGATAGTGTGAATGTGGTAAAAGAAAAAATGGAGATTGTGGATATTGTGAATCCTGTTGTTAATAAGGTAGTAAATACACCTATTGACACAATTAGGCCTGCTGATGTATCTTTAATAAGTGAATCAACGTACAGCCCCGTAATTATTCACCAAGTAAGAAAACAGCCAGATATTGAGCAGCCTATGAACTTTGATTTACTTATAAACTCACTATTGTTCAGCTTTATGCTGATCTTGACTGCTAAGTATTTGGTAACTTGTGGCCCATCTTGGGCCTCATTATTTAGAGAGCTGAAACAAGAATTATCCTAAAAGTTCAAAGGGCTTAATTATCTTTGTGGTATGGCAAGCCTGCACATCCTTGACTCATCAATTGACATGTTTTATGTGATCACTGATGCTGATGGCAGAATAGTGGCATCTAATGACTTATTCAAAGAGTACAGCAGCCACATTAAGCCTGCCAATTTTTTAGACATTGCAGCCGATGACAGCGACAAAGATGAGCTGATACGGTCTATAAAGAAAGCCACAAAGAACTCACCCGATCCGGTTCGGGTGTATGCCAAAACAAAGCAGAAGATTGGCTCAGAAAGGTACAATATGTGGAATGTTTATTCCATCATGGACAGCCTGCACTTTATCGGGATTCAGCTTGTGGATGTAACATCAATATCTTCACATGAGCATGAGCGTCAAAAGGTACTATTGGAGGAGTTCCGATTCATGTTAAGCCATGAGCTGAGGCAGCCATTAACTTCAATCGGTGGACTGGTCCGGATGCTGCTTGATCACCCAGAAGCCACCGAGCAAGAGAAGAGTGGCATCATGATTATGATTGCTAACTCAGTGGATAGGCTTGATGAGGTAGTAAAATTGTTGGTTAAGAAAGCAACCCGACAAATTTAATATCTTTGAGGTATGAATGAGCCAACACATCATTTGCCAACTAATGACCAGGAATGTGATGAGAGATTAATCAGGGTGCTGATTGGGTACGTGATTGAAAAGGGTATGCCACTAAATGTTGTGAGTCAAATTCTTATGGATAATTTAAAGGATAAATCATCTTATTTGATTAGATTTAATCAAATTATGAGCCATGTCCAAGACCTATCAATTTGACTCTTTAAAGCACCATGCCATCTATGGTGTGGTAATTCTGATTTTACTGCTGATAAACTTCAAATCTTGCCGAGATGAGCAGGCTGCCCTGTCCGATCTTAGCACCATGATTGAGTATAAAGATAAATTGGTGAGCCGAATTGCCAAGGACTCTGCGACACTGGTGAGCCAAGCGGTAAAGATTGTGCAATCTGAGAAGCTTGAGGCGGCCCTGGTGAAAGAGATCAAAGACATGGAGATATACAAACCAACTGAGGTGGTGAAGTACCGAACCAAAACAGTGGTAAAGACTGAGATTCAACTGGCCGAACCGGTGTACATCGACTCATTCCCTCATCTTAAATTACCAAGGCCATTCTATAAAAAGGATAAACACTTCACAATGGGGGGCGAGATTACCCGTTTAGGGAGGCTCCAGATTGACTCTTTAATTATTCCGACATCTTACACCGTAGCCATTGGAGATACAATCAGGAAGGGCCTAATAAACAAATTATTTAAAGTGTCCGATCCGGTAGTAAGGATAAAGGTGGACAATCCCAATGTGCAGATCACATCGATGAGCAATTTTGTGGTAAGGAAGCCGCCAAAGTGGTACCAAACGACTGGATTTAAGATTGGAATTGGGGCCATAATTGGGTTTGGATTGGCAGTGGCCGCACCTTAAAATAAAAATATTGTGCTGATTTATAGCTGTTTACATTTTGTTAATAGATTTTACTTGACAAAATCAAAAGTATTATCATACATTTGTCAAACAAATTCAAACACACAAAATCATGACAAAAGCAGTAACATTATTTAAAAATTTGGAGGGCAGTGAGTTCTTCCATTATGATCACCTTGCAGGTGTATTGACAATCATCATCAATGATGGCCCTCGCAAGGGTATTCATGTGCGGTACGATTCTAAATCGGCACAGCTTGCCAGACAATTCAACAGAGAGCAAGAACATGGGGTGCCTTATGACATCCGTATCTTTAACCCTTCCACAATAGAAGAGTTCCATCATGCCTACACCTTTGCAGTGGAGGCCGTTCACCAAGGCGTACTTGAGGCCTTACAAGCGTAAATTTTTAATCCTTTATATTTTATGAAAGCTCCAATCAGCACCGGTGGCACCGGTACAAAACAGCTCGCACCAGAAGGGACGCACGTAGCACGTTGCATCCAGATCATTGACAAGGGTACCACCTTTGATGAGAAGTGGCAGAACAAGAAGAGGAAAGTTCAATTCGTTTTTGAGCTGCCCAATGAACAAACCGTTTTCTCCGAGGAGAAAGGTGAGCAGCCATTCATTGCTAAGACCTTAATGAATTTGTCAATGTCTGACAAGTCAATCATGAGAAAATTTATTGAGGCATGGATCGGTAAAAAAATGAATGATAAGCAGGCCTCCGATCTTGACCTGTTCAAATTAATCAGCAAGCCTGCCATGCTAAACTTGTCGCACAATACCTTGGCCGATGGCCGCACCTTTGTAAACATCATGAGCATATCACCACTGCCCAAAGGCATGGAGTGCCCTGAGCAGATTAATGAGGCACTATGTTATGATACCACAGAACACGATGAGGAGGTATTTAATAAGCTGCCATCATTTATTCAAGAGGACATCTGCAAGTCTGATGAGTGGGCTGCCCGATTAAATGCAGCCACTAAGGTGACACCTGCACAGCATTTTGGAACTGGCCTTGCCAATAACGTGGTTCCTGCTGAGGTGCCAAAGGTGGGCAGCCCTTATGTGAGCAAGTCCACATTGAACCAAGATGCCTCTGATCTTGATGACTTATTTGGCACATCAGATTCAACAGGTTTGCCTTTCTAATTAACCAATAAAAAAAGGGAGGCCCATGACAAAGCCTCCCTTTTAAATCACAAACAAAGCAACGTTCAAAGATATGAATGCAATTTCAAAAATCACTATACCGGTAGAAAAAATCTATCAAGCCATCAATGATCCACAAGTGCTCCATGCACAGGCCCTAATTCACAGCCACAAAGATGAGACAGTCTATAATCAGGAGACATACAACCAGATGGCCTACACCATCAAGCTTGTTAATGATGTGATCAAGTACATCGAATCTTCACGCAAACAGGTAACAGCACCATTAGACATCTATAAAAAAGAGGTCATGAAAATTGAGCAGGAGACCATTGATCCCATGCTGCAATTTATCCAGACCACCAAGGCCAAGATGATAGAATACCACAATGTGCAGGAACGCATCAAGCGTGAAGCAGAGGCTAAGATAAAAGCCGAGGCAGAGGCCGCACTTAAGCAGGCTCAATCTGTATCGGACATCATGGGATCTTTCACAGATCAGCTCTTTGCCACATCGGTGGACATTCCTAAGACTGCCAATATCCGAACAACCATCAAGGCACAGATCAATGGTGAGGTGCAGTGGGGTGCTGTCTTGGCTGTGCTGTTTCAATCCGGCAAATTAGCACCAGAGGACCTTTTAAAAAACCTACCTGCTGCCATGAAATCTTGTGGCGTGGATGCCATTGCAGGTATTGAATTAATCGAAGTTAAAACGCAATCGATAAGATGATGCAAACACAAAATAGAACATCAATAAACCGGCATAAATACGGTGCCTTAAAACCTAAATTTTCAACTCATCAAATTTTAATTTCAAAAAACATGACGAATCAAAACAGTGA